GACCGTCACCATTGACCCTGTAGAGGGTGCAAAGTGGCATCTTATACAATCCCTAGCAGGAGATCAAACAGACGGTTACAGCGGCGTTCCTGGGATAGGAATTAAACGTGCAGTAGCACTGTTTGAAGAGACTGGATATAACTGGAAGACAGTAGTCAAAGCTTTCAAAGATAAAGATCTTGGAGAAGACATTGCACTACAAAACGCACGCCTTGCCCGTATCTTACAAGTAGAAGATTATGACTACAAAAACAAACGACCTATTCATTGGACCCCCGCCTCCGATTACAGCATTAACAGTTGAACAAGATTTAAAGATGCGTCAGATAACAGATGCATTGAACAATCCTGCGACACAAAAGGATGACATCATCACTGTCTTCCTTGCCTTACAACGTCAAGCCTTTGTGCTTGGCAATAACCTATCACAACTAGTAAAGACATGGCCACATCCCCTAAGTACTACACAATAGGATCAATTGAGCCTTGGGATTTCATCAGAGATCAGAAGCTGAACTATCACCTCGGTTGTGCAATTAAATACATCTGCCGAGCTGGTCATAAAGATAGCAAATCAGAGGATCTAGAAAAAGCTATCCACTACATACAGAATGAACTTGAAAACACAGTATATGAGTCAGAGCTTACTGGACCAAGCTCACCACTTCCGAAAAGCTTACAATTTAGTTGTGACTGGGACGAGTGGCAGACTGATCCAGAAATGTTTGATCGATGAAGAATGGAGTGAATTCCATGAAGCTTATCATCATGAACCAGAAGAGAATCAACTTAAAGAACTAGCTGATCTAGTTTATGTTTGTTATCAATTTGCAGCATCACAAAACTGGGACCTAGATGAAGCTATGAGACGTGTTCATAAGTCGAACATGTCTAAGTTAGATAAAGACGGTAACCCTATCTACAGGGCAGACGGTAAGGTTCTCAAAGGCCCTGGATATGCACCACCTACACTAATAGATTTAATTTAATGTCAAACTATATCTCTCGAACAGGACGAGTTCAATCCTGGATGGATGACCCTACAGGTCGCCTGCCTGTCAGCTGCACGGTATTCCAAGTTGCTAACGAAATGGAAGGACCAGAAGGTATCGAAGCCAGCTGGCGCTTTGCGAGTCACGCCCTTAGGTATGGCGCAGGTTGTGCTATCCACCTATCTCAACTTGACCCACGTGGTTATACACGAGAGTCAGGTGTAGTTGCATCTGGACCTGTATCTTTCGGTAAAATTTATTCAACACTAAATGAAATTCTTAGGCGGGGCGGAATTTACAAAAATGGAGCAATCGTCCTGCATCTTGATCTCAGTCATGCTGATGCTAGGGAGTTTATTACTACTCCACGATCCGAACTCCCCTGGGTCAAACGATGCATCAATATTACCGAGGAGTGGTGGAACAGTTGTTCCTTTAAAGACGATCTATTACATGGAATCAAATCAGGCGACATTTGGCTCAACAAACTAAGGTACGATAACAATGGATCAAGAATATTCGGTAACGTCTGCCTCGAGGTTTACTTGTCCTCACGTGGCACTTGCCTCTTACAACATATCAATCTCGGTGCCTGTGAATTCGACGACATACCCCGAGCTTTCGTTGAAGGTATGTCCGGACTGTGCGCACTCCATAGTCAAACAGGTGTTGGAGAAACTGGCGAGTACCTCCCACCCGAAACTGACAGACAAGTGGGTCTCGGAATGCTTGGACTCGCTAACCTCCTACGGCGGTACGGTGTAACTTACGAACAATTTGGTAGAGCTTTAGAACAATACAACTCTGGTGAAACTATCCGCTCTGCAGCTTATGAACTTGTCTTACAACTTGCTTCAGGAATTAATCAAGCAACCGAAGTCGCTCGCAACGCTAATATGGTTCGAGCCTTTGCTATTGCACCAACCGCCAGTTGCAGTTATAGAAGCATGGATCTGGATGGCTATACTTGCACACCAGAAATCGCTCCACCTATCTCGACGACAGTCGATCGCGACTCAGGTACTTTCGGAGTGGAAACTTTTAACTATGGACCAGTCGAGACAGCTAGTGAAGTAGGTTGGGATAATTATAAAAGAGTGGCTGACGGTATCATGACGATGCTGGATGCCAAAGGGCTTCTTCATGGATATAGTTTCAACTCTTGGAGTGATATTGTAACCTACAACAATGAGTTTGTTGAAGAGTGGCTAAGGTCCCCACAGACATCTCTCTATTACAGCTTACAGGTAATGGGAGACACTCAAGATAAGACCGATGCATATGCTGCCTTAGAAGGTAGTGATGTAGATGAATACTTGAGTGATTTATTTAACAACAGCGAACTTACTTGTGATTGTCAGGAATGAAGAACCCTTATCAGAAACTGCTACAACGGAAACGAAAATGGACACCGGTACAGACGACTGCCGGTACATGCATGGATGGAAGCCAGGAGACCCTGCGCCGTGTGATTGCGCTTCGACATATGGAACTACCTGTGGGAGATTTTATTACTGATGCTCTATCCACTGACGTTCCAGAGTTGGCACGGGAGTTGCTCCTTTCCAATGTTAAAGATGAAGAGAACCACGATTTGGCGCTCGGTTACATTGCCACAGCTTTCGGTGTGGATCCAAAGGCTGAGAAGGAAGCGTTGGCGCTCAGAGAAGCTTGGACTTCGCATCCAGATCACACTATCCTCAAAGCGATGGTGGCCGAACGTGCGATTTTCTTCGTACTACTCCCATTTCTTAGGTGGAATGGTGATGCTGGAATGCGAACAGTATCAGCCGACATATCACGCGACGAACAGGTCCATGTCGCGGCTAATTCAATTGTTTGTAGAGAACTCAAACTAGAAGCGAGTCCATCCCTGGATAAGTTGAGGAAAGCCACCATCAATTGGGTGATGCAACCACTAGGTACTAATACTACCGATAAAAAACTAGATAAAAAATTTTGGCTACGTGCCAGCGATCAGCTGATGTATCAAGGTAAAGCCCCAGAGCTTTCCTATACAAAGTCAGCACGTATGCCTGCCTTCTTTGAGCACAGTAATGTCAACCTCCCCTCTTACGCTTGATCTCTTAGAGGTCAAAGGTATGCAAGCTAATGCCTTACTACAAACATTAGAAGAAACATTCCCACCAACAAACCCTAACCCAGAAGATACAATGGAAAAGATTATGTACAGGTCGGGACAACATAGTGTTGTCGAATGGATCATTAATTATATGGAGGAAAACTAATGGGAGCGAAACGATACTCAAATAACGCTAGTTCTATAAGCTACGGGGAGAAAACATCTTCACACGGTTACTACGCACCTGCTCAGAAAGGTGGTTCGTACGCTGGTACAAATTCAAACGGTTCGCGTTGGACAAGTACAAATATGGAATGGTATCCAACGCAAGCTGCTGCCCCCAAACCTACCGCTGCTGCCGCACCAGCACCAATTGCTGCACCACAAGCAGCTACTCCTGCATTCGATAAGAGGATTGCTGATATCAATAGTAGTTATGCAGCAGAGACTACACGTCTTACTGGTCTTATGGCTCAACAACAGAAAGATTATAATACTAGATCTACTAATCAGATGAGCATGTTTAATCAAAGGTCAGCTGAACAACAAGCAGCCTTTGATAAGTACAGTGGTGAACAAGATAAAAAGATTTCTAACCTTAGTAACTCTGTAGCTAACTCTGCATCGCAGTATGATCCTACAAAGAATATGAGTACCAGTAATAACATTAACCCTGCTCTTACGATTCAAGAGAAAGGTAAGGATCTAAGTAAAGGTACTCAACGTTACAACCGTAACAGTAAACTAAACATTACAAACGTAAACGTATAAACACATGTCAGCTAAACAACGTTATGATGCGCTGACTTCAGACCGTAGTCAATTCCTTGATGTAGCTAAAGAAGCATCTAGATTAACCTTACCTTACCTTATAAGTGGTGAAGAAGAGAGTTCAGGATCTAAAGTTCTTAGAACACCATGGCAATCAGTCGGGGCCAAAGCGGTTGTGACGTTGGCTAGTAAGCTAATGCTTGCGCTCCTTCCTACACAAGGGTCATGGTTTAAACTACAGTTAAATGAATCAGCAGTAAAAGAAGAGTTCCCTCCTGAAGTAAGGAGTGAATTAGATTTAAGTTTCAGTAAGATTGAACGTAGTGTTAATGAAGCTATCGCAGCTAGTAGTGATCGTGTTGTAGTGCATCAAGCACTTAAGCATTTGGTTGTTGCTGGTAATGCACTTATCTTTATGGGTAAGGATGGACTTAAACTATATCCACTCAATCGTTTCGTAGTTGAACGAGATGGTAATGGGAACATTATCGAGATCGTCACTAAAGAACGTATCAACCGTGAACTATTAGTAGGTGTACTAGAAGAACCTAAACCTAACTCTGTCTCTAGTCAGATGGATCAAAGGGATAATGAAGTTAGTATCTACACTCATGTCAAACGACTTGGTTCCACTATTATGTGGCATCAGGAAGTGGATGATGTTGTACTACCTAAGTCAACAGGTAAAGCACCTATTGAGACCACACCATTTTTAGTTCTACGTATGAACTATTGCGATGGTGAAGTATATGGTAGAGGTAGAGTAGAAGAATTCATGGGTGATCTTAAGTCACTTGAAGCACTCTCTCAGGCCCTCGTAGAAGGCTCTGCAGCAGCCGCTAAAGTAATCTTTACTGTCAATCCATCTAGTACTACAAAGCCTGCCACACTGGAACGTGCCCCCAATGGAGCTATCGTTAGTGGTCGCCCCGATGATATCGGAGTGGTGCAAGTTGGCAAGACAGCAGATTTCAAAACAGCATACGAAATGATGTTGCAATTAGAGAAACGTATCTCTGATGCATTCCTTATTATGCAAGTCCGTAACTCAGAACGCACAACTGCTGAAGAAGTACGGATGACACAAATGGAATTGGAAGCTCAACTCGGTGGCCTGTTCAGCATGCTTACCGTTGAATTCCTAGTACCTTATCTCAATAGAAAGATGTCAGTCTTTCAGAAGACCGGTGAGATACCTAAGATTCCTAAAGGAATTGTCAAACCGACAATCGTTGCTGGTCTCAATGCACTTGGCCGTGGTCAAGATGCAGAACAACTCACAATGTTTATCACTACTCTTGCTCAGACAATGGGACCTGAAGCTATTGCTCAGTACATTAGTCAAGAGGAATACATTAAACGCTTAGCTGCTTCACAAGGTATTGATTACCTTGGACTTATTAAAAGTCAAGAACAGATGCAAGGTGAGCAGCAACAGCAACAACAACAAGCCCAACAAATGGAGCTTACAAAACAAGCATCCAAGATTTCTGAACTTGGTATGGAACAACAACAAATTCAAGATGGACAAAACGAAACCAACCCAAACCCACAAGGTCAAGCAGAAGCCCCTGCCTAAAGCGGCTGAACCTGAAGCAATCAAACCCCTTGCAAGTAACAAGTATGCACCTAAACAAAAGGTGGGTAGTCCACAACTACGACAAGCTAATCGTGTATCGACAGTAGGTCTCGGTGGTCTTGAAGTAATTACTGCAGAAGGTATGAAAGAATGAGTACACTTACTTATGATCCAACACCTGCTGATAACCCTGAGTTCTCTGAAGAGGAACAGGCAGCAATCCAAGTAGGTGAAGCACTAGAAGAACAACAGAACGGACTACTTGCTGGTAAGTTTCAAGATGCAGAAGCATTAGAGAAGGCTTACATTGAACTGCAAGGTAAGTTAGGTAGTGCATCAGAAGAATCAACTGATGAACCTGAAGTAGAAGAAGAAAAGGAAGAGCAATCTACTGCTCTACTTGAACGTCTATGGCAAGAAGCAAGTGCTGAGAAACTTACTGAAGAAACTATTAATGAGTTACGCTCTGCTTCACAAGATGACCTTGCTAAGATGTATCTTGAATATAGAGATGAAGTAGAAGCTAATAAAGCAGCAGAACCTACAGTACTTACTGAAGAACAAGTAGGTGGCTTGAAGAACATCGTAGGTGGTGAACAACGCTACAACGATATGATGGCCTGGGCTGGTAATAACCTAGCTGAAGGTGACATCAATATGTTTGATCATGTAATGGATCATGGAGATCCTGCCTCATGTTTCTTTGCTATTCAAGCACTTCAATATAGGTTCCAAGAGGGAACAGGATACGACGGACAAATGATTACAGGTAAACCTGCTGCTAATAAAGCAGATGTATATCGTAGCCAAGCTGAGCTTGTAGCTGCACAAGGAGACTCTCGTTATGAGAATGATCCAGCATATCGTAATGATGTAATGGAGAAACTTATGCGATCACCCAATCTACAATTTTAAATGACAACAGTTAAAGAAGACGGCGGACGAACAAACATCTACGCCACTGAACCCACTATGGAGATTATGGAAGTGAACGAATTGCATTCAGAAAAAGCTGAACGCCTTAACGGACGCCTTGCAATGCTTGGTGTCATCGCTGCTCTAGGAGCCTATGCAGTAACAGGTCAACTTATCCCAGGTATTTATTAATGAAAGCACTACTACTTATCCCTGCACTACTTCTCTCTGCTATGCCAGGACACACTAATAGTGTTGATCCTTCTACTTCTGTAGAACGTGGTGCTCCTTACTCCATTCGTCAGTGTCCTGATACTGATGGATCCTTTGGTAAGTTTCTATGTTACAACCAACAAGTTGGACGAACTGTATCAGTACTAGGAGTACCTGTACTTCCTGTATATTTCGAGTCCACTAAGGTTCGTCAGGTGAACTGTAATGTTCGTCATCCTGGTGATACTGTACGTGGCACGATGGCTACTACTTACTGTCCAGTATTGGGTAGTCTTCCTAAGGCATCTTTCTTGGAATGATAGGTGTCGGAGCTACTCTTATGTTGCTCGCTAGCTATTATGGACCAGGATTACATGGGAACCTCACAGCTAGCGGCACACGATTTGACAGTAACGCAAGTACAGCTGCTCACAAATCACTTCCATTCGGCACAGAACTTCGCGTTTGTTATGTCGGTTGTGAAGTGGTGACTATCACTGACCGTGGGCCTTATGTTCATGGTCGTCACCTAGACCTCAGTGAAGGTACAGCAAGACGTATTGGACTTATCCATTCTGGTATAGGTAATGTAAAGACTACTAGGTTAAACTAATGGCATTAGAAAGTAAGTATCTTAAGGACTACAACACACGTGGTGCTAAGACTGAAAAGGATAAGCTAAAGATTAAACAATGGAAAGACTTGCCTAAGCAAGTAAAGAACAAAGTTAAAAAGTACACTGGCAAGAATGCCTAATTAACGGGTCAATCTTTAATAACAATTTTACTTATTAAAGGTTCCCTTTTTTTTCGGAGTGTAGCGCAGAGGTAGCGCGATGCTTTTGGGAAGCATAGGTCGTAGGTTCGATCCCTACCACCCCGATTAGACAACCAAGTCTTTAAAATGGTCTTACTTAATGGAACAAATACTAATGAACTTTTATTTAAATGACCGCTACTATTACGCTACAGAGAGAGCAACAAAACGCCTGGAATGATTTTTGTGATTGGGTAACCTCTACCAACAACCGACTATACGTAGGATGGTTTGGCGTCCTGATGATACCCACACTGCTTGCGGCAACCGCATGCTTTATCATCGCATTCATTGCAGCACCTCCCGTAGACATAGACGGTATTCGTGAACCTGTTGCAGGTTCTTTAATGTATGGAAATAACATCATCTCAGGAGCAGTCGTTCCCAGCTCCAATGCCATCGGTCTACATTTCTACCCAATTTGGGAGGCAGCAAGTCTCGATGAGTGGCTCTACAACGGAGGACCTTTTCAGCTCGTTATCTTCCACTTCCTTATCGGTGTCACGTGTTACATGGGACGCGAATGGGAACTTAGTTATCGACTTGGAATGAGGCCTTGGATCTTTGTCGCATACTCTGCTCCAGTTGCAGCAGCATTTGCTGTATTCCTTGTGTATCCTTTTGGTCAAGGTTCGTTCTCTGATGCAATGCCTCTTGGCATTTCTGGAACGTTTAATTATATGTTCGTCTTCCAGGCAGAGCACAACATTCTTATGCATCCCTTTCATATGCTTGGCGTTGCTGGTGTCTTTGGTGGATCACTGTTCAGTGCTATGCACGGGTCGCTTGTTACATCGTCTCTTATCCGTGAGACCTCTGAAGAAGTGAGTCAGAACTATGGATACAAGTTCGGACAAGAAGAAGAGACCTATAACATTGTCGCCGCTCATGGTTACTTTGGTCGTCTCATATTCCAGTACGCTTCTTTTAATAATAGCCGTAGCCTCCACTTTTTTCTCGCCGCTTGGCCGGTGGTAGGTATCTGGTTTGCAGCACTGGGTGTATCAACAATGGCATTCAATCTCAATGGATTTAACTTCAATCAATCTATTGTCTCCCGTGACGGACACGTCATCAACACCTGGGCAGACATCCTCAACAGAGCAGGACTCGGAATGGAAGTCATGCATGAGCGTAATGCCCATAACTTCCCGCTCGATCTTGCGTCAACTAGCGCCACACCTGTGGCCTTAATCACTCCAACTATTGGATAACAAATGACATCATCTAGGTACAGAAACATAGATGGTCTAGATGCTTACCGTACGGTCCCTCCCACCCAGGGACCCCGCGGCCTTGCTGGTCCCTCTGGACCTCAGGGACCTGAAGGTAAAACTGGACCGCAAGGATTACAAGGACCGATTGGTCCAAGAGGAGAACAAGGAGAACAAGGTGTCTCTGGAATCACAGGATCTACCGGTCCTGAAGGACATCCAGGAACCCCTGGAAGAGACGGTAGAGACGGAAGGAATGGAACACCCGGAACACCAGGAACACCCGGTCCTCTAGGACCACAGGGTGAACGTGGAGAACAAGGTGAGAAAGGACTGACTGGTTCTCAAGGTATTCAAGGACCACAAGGTCCATTCAATCAAAGTATACATAGAACAATGAGTACTATTTTAGAACGTTTAGCAGTACTTGAAAAGAAAGTGGAGAACCGTCGATGAGTTTTAGATCTTACATTAAAGTTGGACGTTCTGTTCCAAATAACTCACGTTATGTCAGACAAGTTGATGCTGGTTCTGGTGACGGAGATGGCTCATCAGGTGGAGGAGGTTCTGATGGTCTTGATGGTCTTGATGGTAAGGACGGTGAAGGTGTACCTGTCGGTGGTGAAACCGGTCAGATCCTAGCCAAGATTGATGAGAATGATTTCAATACTGAATGGATTGATAACTCATCAGTGTCAATTCTTGAGGAGTCACGTCCAGGAAAGCATGAAGGCGAACAAATTTTCTATGAAGGTAACTTATATGTCTGGGTTAATTCGGAGTGGGAAGTAATTGGGCCCACAGATATTGATGGTTATGCCACAGAACAATGGACAACAGAAGCTCTCGAAAGTTATCTAACCGTTGATGCTTTTGATAATGGCCAACAGATCCAGACTGATAGCATCAGTGATAACAGTAAAGCAATTGAACAGAATGCTTTAAACATTGCTGAACTAGAAGTAACCAAAGGCTCAGTCGCAAGATACAAAGTAGTCGATACTGCATTAGGTGTTGCATCCCGACCAGGCGAACTCTATACAAACAATAGTGATGCCAGTCTTGTCACAACGGTGAGCTTTGCTGCTGTTGACAGCAGCAGCAATGCAACCAAGCCAATGAATGATGGCGACATCATTGAGTTTGACTTTGGCAATGGAGTTGTTAGGTATGTAACAGGAGGGTCAGACGCTAACGCTTTGCCCGTCACCTATACCGACGGTCAGCACACTTTCAGCATCAATGAGGAGATGGATGTCTACATCTACCCTCAGAATAAAGCAGGCGCTAGCAAGGACTATGTTGATGAACAAGACGACTTAAAGTATGACAAGACAGGTGGATTCATTACTGGACCCATAAAAGTTCAAGTTGATTCTCCATCGTCTCAGACTTGTTATGCAATCTATGAACCAGAAGGCGTAAGAACCTATTACATCTGGAATCCCGGCGGGCGGGGCGAAAACATTAAGCACGTCTGCCTGGATGGTAGCGATTTTGAGATTACTACTACAGCCACAGTTAGCGGATCTAAGAAGACAGTAAGTCCTGCTATCTTTGGCTATCAGAATATCACTCTTAGCGGCGGAACAATCAGGCCACAAAGCGCCTCAGCAGATGTAACCGTCTCTCACAAGATAGACACTGCACATACTTTTGAAGGACGAGCAATATTCAAGCTCCCGTCTGCTGGAGACGGCTTCACTATTAGAGGTAACGCCACCGATGAAGACAAACTTTTGTCGACTTACCACAACAACGGTGGCGCGACTAAAGATGCTATCAACTACGCCGGTAGAACTGACAGTGATTCCAACATCCAGAACAAAGCATCAGTACAGGACTTAATACAAGCAGCCGGTGTAGCCACACCCGTTGGCGCAATCATGATGTGGATGAACCCGACAGCCCCTACTGGGTGGTTCTTGATGACAGGAGTTTCTTTCAGCGTCAATACATATCCTCTGCTGCACGCTTACTTATCGAATACATACGGATATTCATCAGGCATACTCCCCAACTGGCGTAACTACTATCCAGTAGGAAGTGGTACAGATACCAGCACAGAAGATAGTAACTTGGGTAAGAATTACAACTATAAAACAGCCAGGCCCCAGAGCAAGTTTAAAACTGCCGTCAGCATCCCGAATGGCGATGCCAGAACATTCAATGGTGCTGGCAGTACCAACGCATATTCAGATGGACTCGCAATAGTAGACATTACTGGTGGTGATTCTATTACCAGACCCAAGTCAATTGCAATCCATTTCATTATCAAACATGATTAAACACTAACGAGAGAAACAATGGCTTACGAAGGACTTACAGTTGAATATTATGTCGCCACAGCAGGCGATCCTTTCTTTATCCCTGGCAACGTACAGGCACCCACAAGCTCCCATGACAACCCTGATAACGGTACTAAGGCAGAACGTATTGCCGGTTGTCAGAAGCTGTCTCCAGACGGTGTAGCAGTCGTGGCTACCTAATGAAACAGGCAGCCTTCTATTTGGTTGCCGGAGTAATCTCCATTCAGTTATTAATGGTAGCTGGTGTGTTAACAGGATGCTTTATAACACAGAACAGTAAATGTAATGGGTCTAAAGCATCTGAATTAATGACATACATAGTTGCTCAAAGCTTTGCTCTATACGCTTCCGAGAAATGATTAAACTTACAGATGCAGCTCTTTACTATAAAGAAGAGAGCCAACAATTTGAAGCCTATCAATGGCTTGAATCTCAGGTGGATCCTTGTACCCTTGAGATCTTTGGACAAAAATACAGGGACAAACCAGAAAGCATTAATGAGAACCCACTCCTTGTTGAGTGGCAAAGTCAGAATGATAATGCTTCTGGAACTGGTTATCGTGAATGCTTCTCATCATCCATGGCAATGATTGCTATGTATTACGATAAGGTAAAGAACGATGATGAATATAACTCTATCCGTTCTAAGTATGGAGACACAACAGATGCGTCAGCACAGCTTGCAGCTCTCCGTTCATTAGGACTTAACCCATCCTTTGTAACTAATGCTTCTATTCAAACCCTCCAAAACGAGATTGATTCTGGCCGCCCTGTTGGGACTGGTTGGCTCCATCACGGGACATCCTCTGCTCCTAGCGGTGGCGGGCATTGGAGTGTGGTTATTGGCTATTATGAAGGTGGTGTGATTATGAACGACCCCAACGGTGAGGCTAATCTCGTCAATGGTGGTTACACAGCTAATCAGAATGGTGCCGGCCTCAAGTACTCCTACAAACATTGGGAACCACGATGGTCTCCAGGTGGGAAGAATGATGGTTGGTGCATGATAGTTAAGCCGTAAGGTGTAGAGCAGGTTCGACTCCTGCTCACGGCATTGGACATTGGCCCGTACGCGGATACCCTTTGTCTAACCGGTTAGATAAAGCCTATGAATTTTATCAAACAATGCTTCAAACAATTAAATAACTCAGACGTCTGAGAGCTAATGTAAACAACTCTCTTTTTTAAATTACAATGACTACATGGTCCCCAAACCCCGGTGTTGCTCCTAATGCAACGATCACCGCGGTAGGTAACATCAATAAGACTCCAGGCTTGGGACTTACCCAAGGTGGAGCAGACTACGATTCTAAGTATGCCACCTATCTGAAACTTTTCAGTGGTGAGATGTTCAAAGCTTACGAATCAGCTTGCATCGCTAAAGGTACTGTTCAGAACCGTACACTTACAAGTGGCCGGTCAATGCAGTTCATCTTTACTGGCCGCATGGATGCTACTTATCATCAACCTGGAACTCCTATCCTCGGCTCCTCTAACCCTCCTGTGGCAGAGAAGACGATCATCATGGATGACCTGTTGATCTCCTCAGCATTCGTATACGATCTCGATGAAACTCTTGCGCATTATTCTTTGCGTTCAGAGATCTCCTCCAAGATCGGTCACGCTCTTGCAGAAGCCTACGACAAGAAAGTGTTCCGCACGATTGCTCTTGCAGCACGTGAAGCACATCCTGTCACCGCATCCCCTGGTCCTGAACCAGGTGGTTCCGTCATCAAACTTGGTGTCGGTAATGAGTACAACGCTCAAGCAATCGTAGATAGCTTCTTTGAGGCAGCTTCGATTCTCGATGAAAAAAATGTACCCCGTAACGGACGTACAGCTGTGCTCTCTCCTCGTCAGTACTACGCCATGATCTCTCAGGTCGACAGCAACATCCTTAACCGTGATTATGGCTCCTCACAGGGTAACATGAACTCCGGTGAAGGTCTGTATGAGATCGCTGGTATCTCCATCAAACGCTCCAACAACCTTCCATTTATGGCTGGTAATGTTGCACGTGTCGATGGTGAGAACAACGATTACTCTGGTGACTTCAGTGCTTCATGTGGTCTTATCTATATGAAGGACGCAGCTGGTGTTGTTGAAGGTGTTGGACCTCAGGTTCAAACCACTGGTGCAGATGTAAAAACAATGTATCAAGGAGACATCATTGTTGGTCGCCAAGCAATGGGCGTAGGTACTCTTAACCCTGCTTGTGCTATCGAACTTCAGGCTGCTTGATATGCCAGCAACTCCTGGTACATCAACGGCTGTAACAGTTGATCCAGCAATTGGATTGACTGCATCCGTTACCTGGGATCCCGAAGTAGGGATCGAAGCAGGTCGGACAATCGTGCCTGTTACACCTCCTGAAGGTAAGGCACAAAGATCATCTGCTAAATAATTATGGCAACTACTACACGCTTCAGCGTCGCTAAGACGGAAAAGAGCTATTCCCCATTGGGACTGGCAGCTGTTAAAGGTTCTACTGTTAAGTCAGAAACCGAACAGTGGAGTGCTGGGCTTGCATACCCACCTTCCAAATCTACTACTCAACTAGCACCTACTAGCTGATAGTCCTGGCCTCTCCTTCGGGAGGGGCTTTTTTTTTATCTATACATATTTCTAATGAGTTATACAACTGGCGAATCTATTGAATTAAAAGCAGTTAATGGAATACTGGCGTCAGTTGGTCAAGCGCCTGTTACCACCTTAGAACAGACCAACCCGGACGTTGCGATCTGCTATCAGACACTACTAGATGTTAGTCGTCAGGTACAGGCAGAAGGATGGACATTCAATACGGAATATGATTTCCCTTTGAATATCAATACTGATAACACAGTATCCATTCCAGACAATACATTACAAATCAGTCTAGCTATTAATCACCCTGAATATGGTGACAAGGATGCAGTAAGGAGAACTGTTGATGGTGTGCCTTATCTCTATGAACGAGTAGCACATACATATAACTGGTCAGGTTCAAGTGTCTTTGTTGACATTGTATCTCTTATTGATTGGGCTGATCTACCACTACCATTTCAAGCTTATGTAACTGGTAGAGCCAGTACTATTGTATCCCAAAGGATTATCTCCGACCCTACTCTTTATCAGATGCTCTCACAACAAGAGACGTATCTAAGATCAATGGCGATGGAGTATGAATGTAATCAAGGTAAGCCTACATTCTTTGGACATCCTGTTGGGAAAGATTATTACCAACCATATCAACCGTTCCATGCACTATATCGATAATGCCTGCTGTACAACAGACAATAGATGACTATCTAGGTGGAGTATCTACTCAGCCTGATTTCAAGAAACTACCATCACAAGTTAATCAAGCAGACAATGCTTGGATTGACCCAGCCTTTGGATTATGTAAGAGACCAGGATCTGAGTTCATCAGAGACATTGGTACTGAAGATGAGTTCAAGGATTGTCATTTCTTCTTTTATAAGAGGGACAATCAAGAGGAGTACTTCAGTACAGTAAAGCAGAATTCAATAAGAGTATTCACTTCTGAAGGGGTTGAAGCTTCTGTAACCATTGAAGGTTCAGCACTCAACTATCTTACAAGTAACAACCATTTTGATTACCGTACATTATCTATTCAAGATAAGACTTTCATTTTAAATAGAACGGTTAAAGTAGAGGAGCAAGCAGTACCGACATTCACTGAGAACTTAGCAGGTACTGTTATCGTTAACAGTGTTCAATACTCTGCTGATTATAGTGTCACATTAGCTGGATCTAAGGTAACTTATAAAACCTATAGTGCTGATAGTGATGACAATGAAAAAGTAAATGTCACTGAGATTCTCACACAACTTAAAGCAAAGCTAGATGCATTAAACAAACCAGTAACTATCACTGTATTAGATATCTCTATGGAGATTGCTAGTACTAATGGTGCTGGTTTTACTCTTGAAGTAGTTGGTGGTAGGAATAACCTAGCACTAGAATCATTTCAAGACAATGTAAGAGATGCTTCAGAAATACCTAATAAAAGTGTAGAAGGTAGATTAGTACGAGTAGATAACAGTACATCTGATGAAGATGATTATTACCTTAAGTACTCTACTACTATCAAAGCTTGGGAAGAATCCAGAGCACCTGATGTAAGTCCTGGTTTGGTTAATGCAACCATGCCACATGAACTGATCAGTACAGAAGTTAATAAGTTTACCTTTAGACAAGTTAAGTGGAACGAACGTTTAGTTGGTGATATTATTACCAGCCCGTCCCCGTCATTCATCGATCTTACAATTAATAATCTCTTTTTTACAGACAATAGGTTGGGATTCCTTAGTGGACCTAACGTAGTAATGTCTAGGGTCAGTGCATATGAGAACTTCTTTGTTAAATCTGCACTTACACAGATTGATAGTGACCCTATTGACCTGAATACAAATAGTACTATACCTTCTAACCTAGTTCATTCATTACCTGTACCACAGGGAGTGATTTTATTTAGTAATCGTCAGCAGTTCCTTATGTCTGCTAATGATTCTATTTACACACCAACGTCTACTTATATTAGACAGATCTCTAACTATGAAGTAGATGAGGATATTTCACCTGTTGACTTAGGAACCTATCAGATCTTCATTCAGAAGACTTTAGGTTATTGTAAAGTAATGGTGATGCAGATACCTGATGTAAACCAACCACCTAGTGTCATTGATATTAGTAAGGTAGTTGCTGAATGGATACCACCTAACATTGATACGTTATATACCTCACCAGTTAATGAACTAGTTATACTATCAAGTAGAGCTAATAATGAGGTCTTCTTCTATCGTAAGTATAACACTGGATCAGAAGAGAAGATGCAATCGTGGTTCAAATGGAAGATGCCTGGCAAGACGTTAGGTTATGTCATCCCTGAGGACACGGTTAAGTTTATCAGTACACAATCTGGTAAGACAGCATTCAGTCAAGTCCCACTAGATAAGTCTTTAGCACTACCTGTTGTACATTCAACAGAGAAGGAGTACAGTAACCCATTCATGGACTTCTGGTCTAAGGGCACTGTAGGAGCCTGGGACAAGACTACAAAGGAACAGAAAGTATATGTACCATTTGAACATATAGACGGGTTACAGCCCCTTCTAGTGACCACTCAGGATGCACCATTAAACATCGAAGCATTTGGTGGAACACCACCTAATACATATGGTTGGATACTTGATTGTAAGAAGGATGCTAATGGTGACCCAATGTATGGTAGTGATGTAACTGGTAACTACTTTATCTTTGAGCGTGACCTAACTGCTCTTACTGAAGAGATCGTTGTAGGTTATAAGTATGGATTTAGTGTTACGTTCCCTGAGCAATTCTTTAAAGATAAAGAGGGTATTGCAGATTACACTTCATATTTAAATGTATCAAGACTTAAGTTTGCTGTTGGATTAACAGGAGCACTTGAGTTTCAACTTAAAACAAAAGGTAGAGAAGATTGGAATCAAATCTTCCCAGTAATTGAAGCTGATTATTACAGTGCCAATACTGGACCTATTAAACGACGGTACTTCTTTACTGTACCTATTCATCAAAATGCAAGTAACTTCATGATCAAAGCATACAGTGATGTACCTTATCCCGTCAGTATTAACATGATGACATGGGAAGGAATGTATTCACCAAGATTTTATAAGAGGACCTAATGTTTAATAATGAAATTAACCCTAAGGGTTTTGACTTACTTGGTGAGCAGTTAGCTGAGTCCGGTCTAGAGATGAATATCCTAGGTGCACTTATAGGTGTAGGCACTTCATTATTGGGCGCTTCACAACAGTCATCTGCTGCTAGTGCTAGTAATGCAGCACAGAAGAAGGCGATGAAGGAACAGTATAAGTTCGACAAACAATCATACCGTGATAATAAATCTAAGATGAATGCTGATCGTGATTTCACGATTGAAGGCATTGAACTTAGACAGAGAGAAGACGCTAAGTTAAAAGGTCTTAAGGATAGACAATCCTTAGATAACTACGGTTTTAATCTTCAGATTAGAAACCAACAGATAGATAATTCTGCTAAACAGTACGAAAAATCTCAACAGTTATATGACATGCAAGGTGTCTTCAATAATGTCGCGATGAGTAATGCTCGTATCGCTGAACAGGAGAAGATGAACGATGCTATGTCACAAGCTGCATTTGAAAATGAAGATCTATTTGTACAAGGTCTTCAGGAACAAGGTCAACGTATGGCACGTGGACAGTCTGGTAAGAGTAATGCTAAAGCAGGACAATCTTTAGCAGCTCAACTAGGTCGTAACCAAAACATTATCATGAAGAACTTACTTAGTTCTAAGAGTGAAATGAGGGCTAATCTTACACAGATTGCTACTCAATATGAAGGTAGTAAGATTCAGAACTTCGGTAACCTGATGATACCTCAAACAGCACCACCTGAAGTACTAGAACCATACGCTACATTAACACCTGAATATCAGATGCCAAGAGAATTTGAAGACTTTGACTTTGGACCCGAACCTGTTAAAGGTACAGCGTATCAACAGAGTACAGGTGCTCCTTGGTTAAATGCTTTAGGTAGTGTCAGTTCATCGTTAGTAAGTGGCTTTAGTAATAGCGGTCCTAACATGAGTTATAGCGGTGGTAGTGGTCTAAGTGGAGCTTCTTCTAGTGGTTTCAGTTTAGGTGGAAACTACGGTGGATTTGGAAGTTCATCTAGTTCAGCCTTTGGAGGTTTAGGTGGCTTTGGTTAATCAGTAATTATCTAACGAACTAAAAATGAAACAGATTCAATTCAGGGGAGCTAATAAAAACACTAGTTACTCTCCCGTTCAGATTGGTCAAGGTGAAGTGGGACAGATGAAATCCCGCGACAATCAGGCTATAAGTGACCTGAAGGAAGCACAGAACCAAAAGAACAAGCAGAATAGTGAACAGATTCAGAACCTAGAAAGTAACTTCCAAAAGGAAGAAGGCAATAGGAATGAACTCAAGAATCTTGAAGACAAGACTTTTGCTGTTAGACAATCAGCAATCCAACAGAACAAACAACAGTCACAGAGAAACGCTGTTGTTGATGAAAAGAATGCAGCTGAAGGTCTTAAGACTTGGACTGCATTAACAGATTTCAGTAAGACTATTGGTGAAGAACTTACCAAGTATCAAGACGCAAAGAATGAGTCTGATATGGAAGCAGCCTATGCTGAGGCATTAGCTGAAGGGTTACCTCCTAACCAAGTCATTGCACATCAAGCAATGGAGAATGAACTACGTCGCTCAGGTTTAGCAGAAGATGCTATTGCTGATGAGATGGCTAAAAGGGGCGTCAGTCCTAATGTAGTTACCAAAGTCAGATCAGGTAATAAGTGGAGGGACTACGGACGTCTCAAGGCTTATTCAGAAATGGCTGGTGATGGTTATGGTCCGTGGCTAGAAGATCAACTAAATAAGTTAGGACCAGAAGCTGCATCACCTGCTAACAGGGCAGCTGCTATTCAAAAACTACAACAAGATTATCTGAAACAGAATAAACTGTTTGGACTTAGTGCTGACTTCTTAGGACCTATGTTTTCCAAGATGAGGACATCATCTAATGGCGTAATTGAAGCTGCACGGAAACGTGAAGTAGTAAATGGTAGTACTGAACTGTTTGAAGAATCAAGGACTACTCTCTATGGGCAGAAGTCACCTGAAGCTTTGATGGGATTGTATAATGCTAAAGCTACTGGTTATGGTGCTGACGGTAAAACAATCAACGGTAATTCTGCTGGTGTAGATGCTGTATTCAAGGAACTAGAAAGTTATAATCGTTATACAGATGAAGAAGTAAAGTACTTACTTAGTAATACTATTACTGATAATGGTCAATCATTTGCTGAACGCTATGGTGGTAGAACTAGTGATCTATTAGATCAACGCAGAACGTCTGCTGACTCTGATCGTAGCCTTGCTGATCGTGAGAAAGCTGAGGCAGGTAAAGCTAAAGAAGGTGAAGTCCTTGATTTCTTTAAGTCACAACCTGAAGGAATTGATGTAAAATCATTAGATGAAGCTATCAATGAACTGAAGCAAGAAGGTATTTCTGTTACACGTCTCGAAGCACTTAGGTATGAAACCAATCAACAGAAAGATAAGCGTGCTATTACTGCTGAATTAGAAGAGAAGTGGTTAGGAGGTACTCTAACAAAAGCAGACCTAGATGATGTACGGATTCCTAATGAGCTTCGTAATCAGTATGCTGATAGAGTTACTAAACTAGATGCTGCTAGGGCTGGTACTGGTACTTCTCAAGAGACTATGAAGTCTACTTTAGAAAGTACATTAAAAGGGAATCTACTTGGTGCTGGTTTCCAAGCTGATGCAGCGGCTGATGGTACTTTAGATCTTGCAGTATCTTCTGCACTGGCTGAGTACAACAGAAAGTTTAAAGCTTACAGTGAACTCATGTCTCCTGATAAGGCGCATGAAAGGGCTTGGAATCAAATCTATGAAGAAGTATTGAATCCTCCCAAAGGTAGTCTTTATGCACCTAAGGAAGATGGTAGTGCTAAAACTGGTAAGAAGAACTACTTCCCTGCATTCAGGCCAAAAGCACAAGGTGCTTGGATGGATCAAACCACTCTTAGGGCTGCAATCAAAGAAGATCCTAAATTATTTACCAAAGAAGAGGTAATTTCTAAAGCTACTGCCGCTGAGGGTGTACAGAGATTCAAGCTTAATGCTATACCACAGATTCCTGCTGTTTTACAAAATGCTGCAAAGACATCAGAATACACAGCTACTGAATTGTATGAACAACAGATTGAGTTACTTACTGGTCAGAAGGTAAAGTTTTCACCATCTGCTGCTGATACTTTATCAGGACAGATTGATGATCCAAAACTACAGGAGATTCTGAATCGTCCTTCACCACAGAACATCAGAACATCTATTTTAAGTTCTGGTGCTTCAAATGGGTTCAGTTCACCACAACCTAGAGGTCAATCCATTATTGCAATGGCTTCACGTAATGGTTGGGATCCTACTGATATTGCAGCGATTATTAGTTTTGAAACAGGTGGGACATTAGATCCTGGTGAACCTGGCCGTGGTGCTGCTACTGGTCGTATAGGACTCATCCAAGCTGGACCTAATGAACGTAGACAGTACGGACTAGGTAGTGGTGATTGGGATCTAGAGATTAAAGGTATTGAAAAATACTTAAAGGATAGAGGTGCTAAACCTGGTATGAGTTTAGAGGATCTATATGCAACTGTTAATGGTGGTAATCCTGGTGCAGGGTACACACCAGATGGTAACGGAACCGTAGCACGATCACCTGAAACTCTCGCACGTCTATTGGTACACAAGGAAGCTGGTAGTAATAACTTAGGTATAACTAGGAGTTCATATGCTCCAACCCGTGATCCTAACAATATGAGTCCTACACTACAACACTTCTATACAACTGGTGGTGAGACTAATGGTGGATGGTCTGAACATACAGACTTCAAACAGGCGGATAATCCAAACACGGTTGAAGATGAATGGGGTCAGTACTGGGATCCAGCTGAATTAGATAATTACATTCATTTTGAAGATCCTGATCATGGTGTTATCACCTTATCTGAATTAAGGAACCGTATACCTATTTCTGGAGGTAACTTTGGTGATGCTAGATCCTATGGTGGTCATGCCGGATGGGATTATGGAACCAAATCAGGAACCAAACTATATTTAAAGAACGGAGCAAGAAAGATTTCAACAGAACGAGTTCCAGGTAATGGATGGAGATCAACCTTCAAACTACCTGACGGACGTTATTTCGCAGCACTACATGGTACAGGAGTATGACTGAAGAAGAATTTTTGATCTGGGATGATCAACAAAAACAAGCAGCAGCAGAGGCTGCTAATGGAGGTACTTCACAATTAGGTCCACCACAACCTGCTCCTGCTGAGAGTACTGAAGCTCCTCAGCCAACACCTGAAGCCCCTGTAGCACCCCCAGTACAGCCCACAGCACCACCTCAACCCGTTGAGAATACAAACACACCAGAGCAACAATTAAACCCCGTACAGCAGTTTGCACAGAATGTACAAGGTGTTATTGAAGATCCTATTGGTGCAGTTAAGAACGTTCAGAATGCAGTAGCTAGTGTTACTAATCCTGAAATTAAAGATCCTAATGCTGCATTGGCTAGTGATTTAACTAGGATGATTCCTAGTGCTATCGCTAATGGACCTACTGGTATTATCACTCAAGCATTACAAGACTTTGGTAGTGATGCTATTGGTAATCTACCTGGCCTTGGTTGGGTTGATGATCAATACGATAAGAACACACGCTTCCAAAACCCTGCACTACAGAACATCAGAGAGAAGATGTCTGTACTTATTCCTGCTGGTTTAGCTGGTACTGCTGCTGCTACTTATAGTGGTGGTATAGCTGCCCCTGCAGTAGTCAAAGGTCTCGCTTCATTAGCCCTATCCGTAGGAGCTGATGCAACTATTGCTGCTGTAAGTGATCAGTCTGAAACTGAGAACAATACATTGAGAGATCTCGATGATATGTTCCCTAATCTTAATATCCCAGATAGGTTTAAAACACTAGATGGTGATAGTCCTGAAGTAAGGACAGAGAAGCATATCTATGATTCCATTGGTATGAGCCTTGTTGGTGAGTTCCTTGGATTCTCTATGCAAGTAGGTAAGCCTTTGATGAAGTGGATGGTTCCACTTAATAAGAATGCTGAGATCTATAAAGCTGGTCAACTCTCTACTGTTATGGATAGAGAGACAGCTGCAGCTCTTGCAACTATTGATGAACAGGTATCTCTTGGTATTGTTGATCCTAAACAGCTTGAGAGCCTTAACGTTAAACGTAATGAACTCATCCAACAAGCACAGACAACAGGGTCATCTGAAGTCACTACAAGTCGCTTAGAGGCAGCTGTAGAACGTGCTGATGATTCACGTCAAGTACAGATAGATGAAGACGGTATTGCTGCAATCAGAGAAGCACCTGAGTCTATTGAATATGATCCAACCATCACCTCAAAGATTACTAATGAGATGAATGTACCTAGATCCGCTATTCCTCCTGGGAATGTAGCTAGGAACATGGCTGATGTTGCTGCTCTTAAACGTGGTATCTCTCCAGGTTCTGGTACTCCAGCTCCTGTCTTAACCTCCCCTATGATCCGTAAAGGACTAGGTGTTGATGGAACTACTCGTAATGTAGTAGTAGGACTAGCTGAAGCTACACGCAGTACTGGACGTTTTGCTGCTGTTGTAGATGGTGTCAGGATGAACAAACCAGAAATGGATTCATCTGCTTGGAAGGTTTATCAAGACATTATCCTTGCTGACTCTGTAGAGGATGTAAGACAACTCTTCGCTAGTCGTAGAGATATAAAGAACATCCTTGATGGTCAGATTGATTATGTCAATGAAGAGCAAGCTATGGGTATTGGATTCGCTATGCGTGATCTTGTTAATACTTATCTTGGTCGTGAAGTAACTGAAGCGTCTGCTCGTGTCATGGATACACTAGGACGTGAAGTAATGGCACAAACTAAAGCATTGGTTGACTTTGGTTCAGCTGCTAATAAAGAAGTTGTCATGGATAATGTCTTTGACAAGCTTAACTTCCTGATGGATGAATATGCCATTAATAAGTATGTGTCAGGTTGGCAACTACAAAACAAAAGATGGTGGCAAGGAAGGTTTGGTAATCAAGCTGGTGAACAGCTAGCGATGACTACTAAACAGTTTGATGATGCTATCAAGAAAAAGAAAGGGATGAATAAAGCCCTTACTGATGAGATCAAACAACTTGCTAAAGAGAATCCTGAAATGGCAGATGCCATGGTTGATGCTTATGCAATGAGTAACGGAGATGTTGATACACTTGTTAAACTTAATAAGTATGTAGAACAACAACTTGATCCATTGTCTTCTTTCATTAGTCCTAGAGGGGCTACAAAGATGACCTCTTTTGCTAGTGGTCTGTGGTCTGTCAAGTTCAATAACATCCTATCTGGATTGTCTGCAATCCGTACTGGTGTAGGAGCGACTGTTCTGAACACCTTAAAGGCTACTAATGCCATCACAGGTGCAGGACTCGAATCGATTGTTACAAGAGACCCTGCTGCTCTTAGAGAGTCAATGTACATCTACAGTGCATGGTCTGAAACTAATATGCGTTCCTTGAAGTATGGGTGGAGTCAATGGAAGCGTGCTAATGCTGACCCTAACTTTGCACAGGAAGCTTCACGACAAGACTTTGTCTTTGAATCAGAGAAGAACTTAGAGATATTAGATAAGGTAGCCGCTTCTTGGGGTGATGATAAGTTTGGTAAGAAGTTCTTTTATAACTGGAACAAAACTAATCATGAGGTATCTAAGTCTCCATTCATGAGATGGGGTACTAACGCTATGATTGGTGTTGATGGTTTTACTAAATCAACACAAGCTACCTTACAATCTCGTGCTGAAATTTATCTAGACGCAGCAAAGAAAGGTGTTGATGTTAAGAACTTTAGAGAAGCTGAAAGGATTAATTATTCTAAGATGTTTGATTCTGAAGGTCGGTTGACTAATGAAGCAGCTAAGAATGCTGCTGGTGAAATCAACATGAACTTAGATGATGGTCTAGCTTCTGTAATTAGTTCAGCTACGAATCAAGTACCTGTAATGAGGTCTTTGTTTACCTTCCCTAAGACTGGTCTCAATGCACTAAAGTATGCATCTAGTTATACACCTTTGATGGCTATTCCTGGGATGAGTAAGTATACTAAACTACTTCATGCAGGTAAGGATATTGATAAGATTAAACTTGCTTTAGGTGAACATGGTATTGATTTTGATACTACTCCTAATGCAATGCAGATGTATAACAACCTCCGTAGAGAATACATAGGTCGTCAAGCATCCGCTGCTGTATTTGTATCAACTGGTATGGCTTATGGTCTAGCTGGTAATGTTCGTGGTCCTGGTCACCATGATCCAAGTCGTAGGCAAAAAGAAAGGGATAACCTTGGTTATATCCCATTCACCATTAAGATTCCAGGTACTGATATTTGGTTTGATTATCGTGGTTTAGGTGAACCTATCGCTAGTCTATTGACTGTTGTAGGTTCTAGTTCTTATTACTTAGGACAAACAGATACAGCTGTACATCAGGACATTCAGGATAAGCTTGCTTGGACTGTTACAGCAGCCTATACTAATCAAAGTTTTGTCTCTCAACTAGAACCTCTTGCTGGTCTTCTGACTGGTGATGAAACAGCTATCAATAGATTCGTTTCTAATGAAGTACGTTCATTCATACCACAATCTGGTGCATTAGGTGTAATGGCTAATGCTATCTCTAGTACTCAAAAGGACATTCATAATAATCTACTTGATTATGTTAAGAATCGTATTCCTGGTGTTAATGCTATGTTACCTGAGCGGAGAGATTACTGGACAGGTGATGCACTGAACGATATCAATAACCCTATCTTACGTGCTATCAATGCTGGTAATCCGTTAAAGGTAAGTGAAGGTGTTGAGCCTTGGAGACAGGAACTACTTTCTATTGGATATGATGGTATGTCATTAATAACTAAAGATACTTCTGGTACTTTAGAATATCCTGCTGAAGTCCGTGATTTAATTTACGAACGTATGGGTGAAACACAACCTTGGAAAGAAGCTAAGCGTTTACTTGGTATGAAGAAGTATCAAAATGAAATTGCTGGTATTAAAAAAGCACGTACTGAAGGTTACACAACAGTTCAGATTAGAGCACAAGATACTGAAATCTTCGATGCCTTAGATGAAGTTGTGAAACGTTCTAAAAATACTGCAGAAGCTTCTGTAATGAGAGATAATAAGGATATAAGAGATTATATCAACTACGGTAAGCAGTCTAAAACCTACGTCGAACAAAACAGGACTGAAGACGCGACACGAGTTCAAGATCAAATGAAGGTTCTACTCCAAAACATTTAAATATTAACTATGACAATATTAACAGAAAATCTAATTAATGGTAGTGGTTCCAATACTTATAATTTTACCTTTCCTGTCATTGGTGACGGTGATGTAAGGGTTCAATTAAGAGAGTTTGATCCCTCCAGACCACCTTCCAATCAAGTCGTATCTCAAGTAGATACCTCAGCATTCACTGAATTACGTGATCCTAATAGGGTTGTCTTCTCACCAATTCCAGAAGATACTATTTATCAACTAGCTAATGGTGATGTACGGACTACATCAACTGGAGGTTACCAAGTTGTTATCCGTATCTATCGTGATACTGAGATCAATAGTTCTACTGCATTCTTCTATCCTGGTTCTGCAGTCAGAGCAGAGGATTTGAATGAGAACTTCAGACAACTACTATTTGCTGCTCAGGAAGACGCTACAGACATTGGACAGATTCAGGGTTCTGTGCTTCCTGATGACAGCATCACAACTAATAAGATCAGAGATGGTGCTATTACCACACCTAAACTAGCAGATGGTGCAGTAACCACTGAGAAGTTAGCTGATGGTGCAGTAACACCTGATAAATTAGATCGTGAGTATCTTACTGATGCACCAAGTAATGGTGTTCAGTACACACGACGTGATGCTAACTGGTCTGCTGTTGAAACTGATTACACAGAGATTAGTCCTACACCACCTCCTAATGCTGTACCTGGTCAATCCTGGTATGACTCAAAGGATGGTCGTACTTATATCTATTATGAAGATACTGATAGTTCCCAGTGGGTTGAGATGAACCCCAGTTGGAATGGTTCAGTTGCTGATAACTCTGTTACTACATCCAAGCTTGTAGATGGTTCTGTAACCCCTGTGAAGCTTGATCGTACTTATGTAGAGCCTGGGGATAACGTCTCCACTCTGACTAATGACGCTGGTTACATTACTTCAGCTGCTGCTGATGTCTGGACACGCGACGGCACAACGCTGAAGCCTGCTAATGATGGCGATTCGATTGAAGCGGGGGCGGCCAGCTTTGCGGGTAATATCACAGCTGGAGATTATCCTAATCCTACAGCATATATTTCAGCTCAAAATTTATTAGCTAGCGTTAATCCAAAGGCTGCTACTACAAATTCTTGCGGTGTCGCTGTCTACACAGATGGTTCTAATAACGGGGCA